AAGCATTGTTGCACTAGGGAAAACACTAGGATGTAAATCTGTTGACATTGCATCGTTCGCTTGCTATAGTTCATACATCGCATCAAACAGCACTCGCTGACCGATGCAAACACCAGGAGAGACAGCATGAGAATCAACAGCACGATGGATCTAGCACAACTTGCCCAACTTATGGGCGGCAACGCAACCGAAGCCGAAGCCATGCATATGCGCGCAACTCTCGATGGAATCGGCGCATGGGATCGCACCGAGGACGTGCCCGAAAGCGAGTGGCTCAAGATGCTAGATGGTGCAGTGGCTCAAGCAAAACACGACGAATAACATCGAGGGGGGCTTAGCCCCCTTTGCCCACCCCTTTGCCCACCCCCCCATGCATATGCTAAGTGAGCGATCACTTCGGCAGAATCAGCCCTGCTCGCAAAATCGAGGGGGGGGTAGGGCCCTGCACGACCGGCCAAAGTGGAGGCTACCCCCACGCAAATTTTTTATTTTATTTATACAATCCCCTCATTAACACCAGAAAGTTACTATGCAAACACCAATCTACAAAGTCGAAGAAGAGCAGGAGTTAATGGCGCAGATTTGGAGTCCTCAGGTCCGGGACAACCCCTTGGCGTTTGTGATGTATGCATTTCCGTGGGGTGAGGCGGGTACGCCGTTGGAGCGTTTCAAGGGTCCTCGGAAGTGGCAGAGGGAGGTGTTAACGGAGATGGCGGAGCACATCAAGGCGAACAGGGTTTTATCTGATGAGAAGAAGCCTGGGCAGAGCGAGGACGATCTTAGTTACAAGATTTTGAGGATGGCGGTGAGTTCTGGCCGGGGGATTGGGAAGTCGGCATTGGTGTCGTGGGTGGTGTTGTGGATGTTGAGTACGAGGATTGGGAGCACGACGATTATTTCGGCGAACAGTGAGCCGCAGTTGAGGTCGGTGACGTGGGCGGAGATAACGAAGTGGTTGTCGATGTCGTTGAACAGTCACTGGTTTGAGGTGAGTGCGACGAGGTTGATGCCAGCGAAGTGGTTGGGGGATTTGGTTGAGAGGGATTTGAAGAAGGGAGTTAGGTATTGGGGGGTGGAGGGTAGGTTGTGGACGAAGGAGAACCCGGATGCGTATGCTGGGGTGCACAACCATGATGGTGTGATGGTGGTATTTGATGAGGCGTCGGGGATTGATGATGGGATTTGGTCGGTGGCGGCGGGTTTTTTTACTGAGGTGACGCCGAATCGGTTTTGGTTAGCGTTTAGCAATCCGCGGCGGAACAGTGGGTATTTTTATGAGTGTTTTGAGGGTGGGAAGCGGGATTTTTGGAAGACGAGGGTAGTGGATGCGAGGACGGTGGAGGGGACGGACAAGGCGGTGTATGAGCAGATTATTGAGGAGTATGGTGCGGATTCGTTAGAGGCTCGGGTGGAGGTGTATGGTGAGTTTCCGAGTGCTGGGGAGGATCAATTTATTTCGCCGGTGTGGGTAGATGAGGCGATGGGGCGGGTGGCGTATGGGGACATGGATTTGCCTGTGGTGGTGGGGGTGGATCCGGCGCGAGGTGGGATGGATTCGACGGTGATAGTAGTGAGGAGGGGGAGGGATGTTATTGATGTGAGGAGGTACAAGGGGGATGACACGATGGTGACGGTGGGGCATGTGATTGAGGTGATTGAGGAGTATCGGCCTGCGTTGGTGGTGATAGATGAGGGTGGATTGGGGTATGGGGTATTGGATCGGTTGACGGAGCAGAGGTATAAGGTGAGGGGGGTGAATTTTGGTTGGAAGTCGAAGAATCCGGTGATGTGGGGGAACAAGAGGGCGGAGATGTGGGGGGCGATGAGGGATTGGTTAAAGAGGGGTGCGCATTTACCGAAGGATCGTGCGATGAGGTCGGATTTAATTGGGCCGATGAAGAAGCCGGATTCGTCTGGGACGATCTTTTTGGAGGGGAAGAAGGAGATGAAGGCGCGGGGGTTGGCTTCGCCGGATGCGGCGGATGCGTTGGCGGTGACGTTTGCTTATCCGGTGGCGAGCCGGGAATACAATGGTGGGAAGGCAGTCAAGAAGGGTGGTATGGGTTTGGGTGGTGGGGTAACTTCTTGGATGGGGGCGTGATGGCTACGAAAAAGGGTGTTTCGTTGAGTGTGGGGCGTGGTGAGAAATTGCCGGTTTCTAAGGGTGCGGGCTTGACGGCCAAAGGTCGGGAGAAGTACAACCGGGAGACGGGTTCGAATTTAAAGGCACCTGCGCCGAGTCCGAAGACTGAGGCGGATAAGGGTCGGAAGGCGAGTTTTTGCGCTCGTATGGCTGGGGTTGTAAAGAATGCTAAGGGGCCTGCTGAGCGGGCTAAGGCTTCACTTAAAAGGTGGAAGTGTTGACATGGCTACAAAACCTGGGTTATATGCGAACATTCATGCCAAGCGTGAGAGAATTCAGGCTGGTTCGGGTGAGAAGATGAGAAAGCCTGGGGCGGCTGGTGCGCCGACGGAGAAGGCTTTTAGGGAATCGGCCAAGACGGCCAACAAACCTAGCAAGGGGGGGTGTAAGAAATGCCGCTCGTAAAATCAACGTCGAAAGAGGCGTTCAGAAAGAATGTGAAGGCTGAGGTGAATGCAGGCAAGCCTGTAAAGCAGGCGGTTGCGATTGCGTATTCGGTCAAGCGTGAAGTGGCCTCGAAGAAGGGCAAGAAATGAAATCAGACAAGCGGGAGGAGAAGCTCCTTTCGACGGCTCGTTCGCGGTTGCAGATGGCTATCTCTGCTTACTCGGAGAGTCGTGAGGATGAGATTGATGACCTGAAGTTCTATGCGGGTTCGCCTGACAATCATTGGCAATGGCCTGCGGATGTGTTGGCCACTCGTGGGGCGGTGCAGGGTCAGACGATCAATGCTCGGCCGTGTTTGACGATGAACAAGTTGCCGCAGCATGTGAGGCAGGTGACGAATGACCAGAGGCAGAATCGTCCGGCTGGGAAGGTCATTCCGGTGGATGATTTGGCGGACCCTGAGGTTGCTGAGATTTTTGACGGGCTAGTGCGTCACATTGAGTACATTTCGGACGCGGATGTTGCTTACGACACGGCTTGTGAGAATCAGGTGACGTATGGTGAGGGTTACATTCGTTTGCTGACGGAGTACTGTGACGAGAACTCATTTGACCAGGACATCAAGATTGGTCGGGTGCGTAATTCGTTCTCGGTGTACATGGATCCGACGATTCAAGACCCTTGCGGTTCGGATGCGCAGTGGTGTTTTATCACTGAGGACATCCTGAAAGAGGATTACGAGCGCATGTTCCCGGATGCGCGGCCCATTTCGACGTTGCAGACGTTGGGGATTGGGGATCAGTCGTTGTCGCAGTGGATTAACGAGGACACGGTTCGGATTGCTGAGTATTTCTACATTGAGCATGAGACGAAGACGCTGAACTTGTACCCTGGCAATATGTCGGTGTTTGAGGGTGATCCTGAAGACAAGCAGATGAAGGCGATGGGCATGAAGCCTGTTCGCACTCGTCGGGTGGACGTGCAGCGAGTCAAGTGGTGCAAGATCAATGGATATGAGATTCTTGAGGAGCGTGATTGGGCGGGTAAGTACATCCCGGTGGTTCGGGTGGTTGGTAACGAGTTTGAGGTGGATGGTCGGTTGTATGTGTCTGGGCTGGTTCGCAATGCGAAGGATGCTCAGCGGATGTACAACTACTGGGTTAGCCAAGAGGCTGAAATGTTGGCCCTTGCGCCAAAAGCCCCGTTCATTGGGTATGGTGGGCAGTTTGAGGGGTATGAACAGCAGTGGAAGACGGCCAACACGCAAAACTGGCCGTACTTGGAAGTCAACCCGGATGCGACAGATGGACAGGGCGCGGTTCTGCCACTTCCGCAGCGTGCCTTGCCTCCAATGGCCCAGACAGGGCTTATTCAAGCCAAAATGGGCGCTGCGGACGACATCAAGAGCACGACGGGTCAGTATGACGCAAGTTTGGGCGCGACGTCGAACGAGCGTTCAGGGCGTGCCATTTTGGCCCGAGAGAAGCAAGGAGACACGGGAACATTCCACTTCGTTGACAATCTTGCCCGTGCTGTGCGCTACATAACTCGCCAGATTGTTGACTTGGCGCCGAAGATTTACGACACCCAGCGCT